AAGAAGGAAACATATTACTCGCAAACTCTGATTTGGTATGTCTTGGGCCAAGATTGATGATCAGCCTCTTCAGTTCCCCACTAGCCACTCTCTCAAACATCTTCGCCATTACTGCGTGGTGCCTTCCATGGATAAAGCCAGGCCACATCTTTTTTACATAATATAAAAAGCTCGACTGAGCCTTTTCCCGCTCCAGTGCTTCCTTATATTCCGTGACTTGCCCCAAGAGCGCTTCAGCGTCCTCTTTATCCAACTGCCCTAATAAGTCATCTAATTTCACTCTAGATTCCTAAAGTTAATATACACGGGTCTTACACTTCTCTCCATACCCTTCACCTGCTTCAAAACCCCGAGCCGGACTAAGCGCTTAATCGTCTGATGTATATTCCCCAAACTACTCTTCTTACGAAAAGCAGCTATCTCCCTATACGACGGAGCAAAGCCAAACTTCTTCCAATACTCATCTATATATAAGAATACCTCTTTCTGTACAGGCGTCATCTCCATCCCCATTACTTGTTCTTCCGTATAGTCAGCCTTCTTCGCCACCATTACAGGATTAATGAATATTTTTTTTATATATTTTTTTTCAACTCTAGCCATCATTTGCTAAGGGGGGTCTCCCCGTCTACAAGGGGTGGGTCACTCTCGTCAGGATTTTGGGTGTAAACGTTTACAGCAGAATTCGATTTTCCTTGGGACTGTTCGTTAAACGATTTTTCGTGGGATTGTTCGTGTGGAATAGTATGCAACTGAGCAGAGGGCCCCGAATCCAAAAAAGTGGGGGATAGGGTATCGGTGGGGTCTTGATCCTCAGAAATTAATGAATTAGTACTCAATTCCTCCAATAAAGTAGTCGCGTCATTCTCGATTACATCTTCGGCCTGCTCATTCATTAATGCTTGGATCTCTTTAATGATCTTCGTTTTAATGTCTTCGCTCGAGTGGATTACCTTTGTTTCACTTCTATGAGTGAACAAACTAACCTCAGTTATTTGGCCAATAATCTTACTCGCTTGGATTTTGACCTGGGGCTTAGAGTCAGGATCGGTTAGTACTGCCACCAGCGAAGTGATGGCTAAAGAGCGTAGGGACTCGGCGTTATGGTATTTCATCGCTTCATTAGCCCGTTGTATAGCTTCGATGGTATTGGCGACCATAGGATTCCTCGATAGCTTACTTGCGTCACAGTTGACGATATTTGGCTTGGCTTTAGTGTTGTACGCTTTCCGGTATGCATCCGATTTGGTCTCTCCCTTCGCTACTTCCTCAGCAAAACGGGCTTGCTTTGCTGTTAGTGTGGCTTTAGGTACTCTTAGTATGCTTTGTATGGTTTGCCCTTTAAGCGCTTCTCTCATAGCCTTGCGAGATGGTTTAGTCATTGTTTCCATTGTTCGATAATATGCAGAACGTTAAACATAAAACGCATTAGATCACATTTAGGGTTCTATTGTCTAGATCCATTAAGCCAAAGGACTGATTCCGGCTTTCATGTAAACGTTTACACCCGATAGGTTTTCCCTATCAATACTCCAAACCCCATAAAAACAAACAATTAGAAATTGTCAACGTAGTATGAGATATTAGCGTTATAACTACGTTAGTATGTTATTTTAAACAAAGGGGAAAAAAATGAATGAACAGGAATTTATCAATCAAGTGCGTCAATACGCTATGGATCACTATATCAAGGGAGGATGGGACGAAGTAGTTGAAGCTTGGGAAGATGGGGATATTTTAGAGTTTTACTCTGATGCAAACGGCAACGACAAGAAAGCATTTAAAGCGCTTAAAGCGATTGTCAAATTACGTCACGAGTACGCTAACGAAATTCGTAGTACGGCGTTTTAAAGGAACAACACCATGGGAATTATGTTAACCACACCAGAGCAAATCGAGCAATATCGCTTACTCACTCTTTATCAAATGCTTAAGCTAGAAACCCTTGGACTTAAGCATTCGAGAGGATCTGTTTACGCGCTCATAAAAAAAGAATTTTCACTTAAGGGAAACAAACAAAGCGTTTTAGACCAATTCGGCAAATTGATCGGCAAATAATAGCAGTAAACCCTTCGGGGTTTACTAGTGTTTTTTGTTCAACTAACCGAAGGTACTAAAAATGTATGAAATCATTTTCTCAATTTTCGAAAACAAGCACATCATTAGATCGTGCGACATTTTGTCAACTGTAAACCCCTTGTTTATTGGAACACTTGAAGAGTGTAATTCTAAACTTTCTAACTTTAGGAGTTAATTTTATGAAGATCACAATTGAATTAAAGAACCAATACGGGCAAACCACCGCGCACCCTGTTTGCTGTAAATCTAAACTATTCGCCAAAATAGCAGGAACTAAAACCCTCACACTCGAGACCCTTAAATCAATTAAGGCATTGGGATATGAAATCGAACAACTTGCCCCCGAACTCTTGAAGGTCTAAACCATGGAATTCATTACGCTTTTACTTTGGAAACTTTCAATTCTATGCATTTTAATTGGGGTTTACTTTGTGTTTAATCACCAATACTTGATCGCGCTCGCATTGTATGCACTTGCCGGTTTTGTGTTTTGGGCATTCGTCAAGAGGTCTCGCCAATGAAGCGCCTAATTGAATGGATAGTTCTACTGGCGCTCGCCTGCTTATTCGCTTACTTTTTTTCACTCACACTATAAAGGGAAACATCATGCAATCACTCAAACAAGTACTAATGAACAGGGATGGACTAACTGAAGCCGAAGCCGAAGAGTTTATCGCCGAAGCCCGCGAACGGATTTACTCCGGAGACGATCCCGAAGAAATATTATTAGAAGAATTCGGGCTCGAGCCGGATTACGTTTTTGATTTACTTTAAAGGGGAAAACAATGAAATACGAATTACATGAAACAGTAACAATCGTTTACGAGGTCGATGCCGATTCTATGGACGATGCTTTGGAGAAAGCATTCGAACTAAACGACAGTGATCGCATTTTTGAAAACACTCACGGATTTACTTACATTCGAGAATTAACAACAAACAACGAACGATTTTTATAAAAAGGGGAAACAATGAAAACACTAACATTAAATTACTATCAAGACTCGGGCCATGGGTGGGTTAAGACCAAATTATCATTACTCCGAAAACTTAACATTGTCGATCAAATAAGCCCTTACTCTTATTTGAGAAAAGATAACGTTTATCTCGAAGAAGACTGTGACTTAAGCAGGCTTTATGAAGCACTAGACAAGGCCGGAATTACTTTAAAACTTAAAGAATTTTGCGCTCGTGAGAAGAGATCCAAGATCCGATCATATGCTAGTTTTAATTTTCGTTTATTTTTAGGGGTTTAATAATGAAGACAATTATGCTAAAAAAAGATGCATCGATGCTAACAGGTGGACTCACTCAAACGACTAAGATGCCTTGCAGGTCTTACAGTCTACCTACTGAAGCGTGCACGACCGGATTCAAAATGTCGCAAGTAGAAGGATCGGTTTGCTTTTTTTGTTTCGCTAATAAAGGGAATTACGCGCTTTATCAAAACACGATTAAACCCGCCCAATTCGCTCGCCTTGACTCAATCAACGATCCCCATTGGGTGGACGCGATGGTCACTCTAATTGGCCTAGATCCTTATTTTCGTTGGCATGACTCCGGAGATTTACAGGGACTCGATCACTTCGAGAAAATAGTTCAAGTGGCAACGTTGACACCTAAAACGCGCCATTGGTTACCGACTCGAGAATATTCGATTATTAAAGAGTTTATTTCCAATGGTGGAACTATCCCTAAAAATTTAATTGTGCGTCTCTCCGGTATGTATCCAGATAAGCCCGTTATCGTGCCCAAAAGCCTTCAAAATGTTAAAGGGATAACCACCTCAAACGTGCACACAATTAAACCCCTAGGGCTCGCTTGTAAAGCTCCAAGCCAAGCGGGTGAATGCCGAGATTGTCGCGCGTGTTGGACTCAGAAAACTGTATCTTACTTGATGCACTAGCATGACTGATGAGGTCTCATTGGCCGAAACCCGAGCGATCGGGTCTCATGCAACTAATGGAGAAATTATGAGATACGAAATTTGGCAAGACAATGGCGTCTCAACGATTTTTGAATATGACTCAGATGATTTTGATGAGGTATTAAATGCTTTTTGTGCTGAAGCAGGATATATAGATCATTCAAATTATGCTACGCATTTTGAGTTAACGGATAGTCCTTTTAACATTAAACAAATAGCATAACCGATGAGTCCTAATTGGACGAAACCCCGAGAGGGGTCTTATGCAACTACAAGGGAAATTATGAAATATCAAATACAAGCATTCGACAATGACGGAAATGTTGAAATTTTAGACACTTTCGACAATAGATCACGCGCCGAATACGCGCTTTTACAAGCTCAAGAGGGGGACGACAAGCACGACCCTTGCGAGTATTTAATCGTTCAAGTAGAGGATTAAAACAATGAAATACTCAGAGCACGACTACATAGAAGCGGGTTATCAATACGCCAAGGCTAAAAACGAGTTCGAGCGACTCGCACGCGCTCGGGTTATTCGGGAGATGCTAGCAAAAGAACGCGCCGGAGACGTAGAACGCGCTCGTTTTCTAGTGGAGCGAGGAAGACTGGAAGCCTGAAAACCCGCTCCAAGCCCTTAATTCGAGGGTTTTGGGCGCTATTTTCGGCGCGAGAGTGTAAACGTTTACACCTGAAAAATTCCAAGTAAATCAACTGCAAGTAAATCAAAGGGGAAATTATGCAACTATCACAACAAACAATTCAAAAAATACAACTCGTTGAGTTAAAACTTTCGGACTACTTATTTGACGCAAAGGGATATGAAAACGATCCCCTAGAAGACGCGCATTGTGCGATTATTTCCGCGATGCGAGACCTCAAAATCCCGTTTTCTGATACCGCTGAACTCTTCAAGTAAATCCAAGTAAATCAAAGGAAAATTATGTACAACATTATTCAAAACCCAATTCCAAAAAATGATTTGTGGGCAACTTTGTCCCTTGCTGAAGTGCAAGAGTTTATAGAAAACCTACCACGCCACGATAAAGCGCAAGCCTATCACATCATGATGCTTACGCTGAATGCGTGCAATCGACTGGTGGAAACCGAAATATTGGCCAAAGAAGTGTTTGCAAATTAATCCAAGTAAATCAAAGGGGAAACCATGCAAGTAAATGAAATCAAATTATCTAAAAACGACCTCACGACAATAATTGAAATTGCGCGGATCGCACTGGAATATGACTACATCACAGAAAAAGTGGCACACGAACTGGGGTTGACCGATACTGAATGTGATCGAATTTATTCATTAATCGAAATCAAAGAAGATTAAAAATCCAAGTAAATCAAGGGGAAAAAATGAACACACTAACGCTTATTCAAGAACTTTATTTTGATGTATGCGACCTGTCTTATGGGCAATCGTACCAGTCACTGGGATACAAGAACAAAATTGAATTTTTAGCAGAGTTTAAAAGAAAACTCGAGATCATCGAGCAAAATTATCAAAGCCTGCACGAAGCTTGGCATGAGACTCACGAAGCCAGTCAAAATAACACATAAGGAGAAATTATGACCTGTTCAAAATGTAACTCGCCTACCAGTAACACTTGGGACTGTGAATGCCAATATGAGAAGGTAGATCCTATGCTCAGGGCTAAGATATTGGCCAAGTTGACACCGCAGGAACTCGATCCAGAAATGTACTCCGACTCGGATTCATGGGGCTCGACTGAGGTCGATGGTGTTATGTATGACCTCAATTTTTGGTTTGATGACGATAAATTCAATATCACCGCCTACTTTTTAACCGAAGAAGATGGTGTTGTAGTTACAGACAACTGTAGATTTTTTAGGATTTTGTCTAAAACTTGTAAGTTAATAGACGAGGAGAATGAATAATGATGGATCGAAGAATTAAAAGCTATGCGGTGCAAATTACTTGGGATGATGGCGTAGCAGAAATTCGTGAGGATTTCCCGCCTATTCCATATATCGAAGAGTGGATGGATGAGATTGAATTAGAAGAAAACAAAGCCTACAACATGATTGTGGAAGATGTTGAAAAAGACAATGGGGAGAACGAAGAATGAACGTAAGAATGAGAGATGATCTCGCCCTTCGAGGTGATCTTGTGCCCGCGTTTGAGAGTGTTGTCTATCCAGATGAAGGGGTGGGTTTGCAATATTTAACCGCGTTTGATTTAGATGGAGCAATATGTTTGCCCGATGTTAATGAGGATGAATATAACTTTAATCGAATCAAACTCAAAACGGGCAACGTGTTTTTTATGAGAAGTATTGACTTAGATTGGAGCTAACATGACCGCAATGGAACTATACGAAATTTTAAACAAGGCCGGTATTGACTTCGATGTTGTGGAGATATTTGAGGGGAGCCGGTGGCTTAAATTTGAAGTTGACGAAGTTGAAGAAGAGGAGAATGAATAATGAACAATTTAACTGATTGGGACTGGGGCGAAAAAAGCAACAAAAAACTCAGGCAAGTGTTTTCCATCCCCAAAGACGCACCCCTGACTTCTTGCGAGCGACTTGACGATTTTGTTGAGTTTTTGCTCAATGAGATAGATGTCCAAGAGATGGTGAGCAAGTTTTTATACTACGCGCCCATTGAAGACATTGAATATTTTGCAAAACTTTATGAATTTCTGCCCAAG